CTGTGATTTTTTCTTGATTGTTTAATATATGATTCCATCAAATTTTTATCAGTTGGTTCATAATTAAATTCGTATATTGTTGTAGGAAAACATTTATGTATATTTACATCAACCATGTTACGATACTCCATCTTGTTCCACTAGTAACTGTTTTTGCTTCATGAGGAAACATAAAGTTCGATGGAAATATAATTGCAGAACCTTTGATTGGGCAAAACTTTTTATCTGCTACATAAAACTCACCACCTTCATAATCATCATTAAGATATAATAGTGCAGATACTTGTGGGTAGCCATATTGTTGGCCGTGACTGTGATGAATATTGTCAACGTGTTTAGACATAAACCCACCTTTGTCATATTTGTTAATACGAAAGTCGGTAGTACGGCCTACGGTAAAAAGAGGGAAGTCTGATTGATACTTTACTATCACGTTTTCGTAACAAGATTTAACCTCAGCATAAAATGTGTTATCTTTTTTTATCCAAGAGTCTAACATTTTGACACGTTCTTCTTTTACAATTGAAGCACTATCGTGTGTTGAGTATGCAGATGGCTTATAGGGGAAATCATGGCTAATTAAATCATCACACAAACTTTCAGATACAATGTTCTTATAATATTTTATATAACCATCTACATCCATTACATCATTCCTGCTTCAAACTTTCTCCACTCTATTGCATTTTTAATATCCCACCCACGATTGTCAATTGATTTAATTACTCCATCAATATACTTTATAACAATTTCTAGATAACCAATCTTGTTCATCAGTTTAATAACTTCTTCGTCAGAAGTAATATACATTGCAAGATCAGTTTTGAGGACTTTTAAATCGAATGGTTTAGAAACATAAACTTTTGCGTCAGCTTTACCACCATAGTATTCCCACTTTTGGCGATACAGACGTTGATAGTCTCCATTAGCAGCTTGTAATAGTCGTGCGAAATACGACCTGTGATCAAGATACTTTGCTTTTATCTTTTGGTTTGCAAGGGATTCGGATGCTAAATCTTCCTCATTGGTAATGGGAAGATCCCTTCTAGCTTCTTCTTGCAGTTGTTCTAAATTCATAATATTATATTTCTCTTCAAATTGTGAGTAGTGTCGATGTACTCTCAGGTATATATTTTGACTCTCTAGAAGTCTTACTTTTTAAAAATTTGCTAAAGCTTTATCTTCCCTACTCATTTATATTTATAAAGTTTTTATTTCGTATATTTTATATGAGAACTCAGCAGTTGCAATTAAGTTGTCAACATCAGTTGCAGCCTGTGTGTAGTCTAATGCACCTAATGATATTGGAAATGCATCTTGAAAATTAATCTCTACAATAGGATTATTTTTGTTTGACAATATCATAAGATTTGCATCAGAATACATTGCTTTATCTGGTGTTGATATTCCAACATTTACCGCATCTACGCCTGTCGATCTTTTACTGTCAGGCGTAATTGATGTCACATCTCTGTGCGTAGTAAATTGACTTCTGTTTTTAGGAAACCCAATCCCCGTCAACCAGTTATGTAAAGACAAATAATTTTCTAGATATTCATCTACAATAAAAGATATGGAAAGGTTGCCATAATCAAGTTTATCTCCCATTGTGGGAATATCTTTATATGGTGTGTTTAGAATTGCTGGAGTACCAGAAATTTCAGGCACATTTGCACTAACAGTAAAAAATTCAACTTTAGGAAGTTGAAGTATTCCAAACTTAAACTGAGTTGGACTTGCGTAGTCTAACTTAGTTGGCTGTCTTGATATGGGGGATTGTGCTGCCATAGTTATTAACGATTGTTGATATACATGGTTACTTCAAATCCAAATCTAACATCTTGATACGTTGGTTTTGTCCACATAGTTTTTCTCCTTATTAATCTACTACTATTTATAACAAAAAAAAGGGGGAACAAAAAGTCCCCCCTCATCATACCATAATTGCTATGGAGTTAGACAGCTCGAAGTGCCTGATACCCAGCCGCAATCACTGAACGTGGTGCAGTACCTAGACGATACTTATTATAAGTTTCACCATCAAATGAACTTACACGCTTGTTGAGGAAAATAGGATATCCCTCTGTTCGAAGTTTACTCATAACAGCACGAACATTCTTAACACCGTAACGTGCGCTAATTTGTTTTGCTGTGAGCTCTGCACCATCGATAAGAGCGTTAAGTACTTTTTCAGTTTTAGTAATAGTAGTCATTATATAATTTCTCCTTGAAATAACTATAACAATCGAAGATTTCCCCGATTGATGTAATACTATAACATGTTATGGGGTATAATGTCAATACCCTTTTGAAATAAAAGCAAAAAAAAAGGGATTCCGTGAAGAATCCCTCTTTTAATAGGTTGGTTGACCCAATTTTTACATCAAATTGGAGACTTTAACTCTTCGATACCAAGCATTGGTGTTTGCATCAAGAGAAGCATCAGTATTAACTGTGTCTCCGGCAGCAACTGCACCAGCAGCAGCGAATGGGTTAGCAGCAAGACCATAACGAGTCTTGAAACCAATCTTAGGTTGGAAAGAACTTTCACCAACCGCACGTACCATCTGAAGTGGAACGTAAGGGCAGTAGAAGAATCCAGCGTCATAAGGTGAAGTACCTTTATAACCAACAACATAGTACTGCGAAGCAGATACGTTTGCTGCATATGGATCAACATATACTTTATAACGTCCGTTCATAACACCAGCAAATGTGGTAGTTGTGTCGTCTACGTTTAAGTTGTTAGATAGAGCAGGAGTGTAATCAAGTACACCTGCCATCTGAAGTGCAGAAGCAACATCAGCTGAACAGATAACCATGTTACCCTTCCCTCTACGAGTCTGTTGACCAATCGCATTGGCATCACGTTCTATTGCAAACATAAGACCTTTGAATTTCTCAACTGACCAACGACCATTGGAATCTGTATCTAAATCGAAGATACCAGCAGTAGTTGTGTTAACCTGAGCACCCTTGACCGCAGTAACATACAACGAGCGAATTACTTCACGGTTGATTTCTGCGAGGATTTCAGAACTTAAAATGTTAGAAAGTTCTGTCTCTGCGTCAAGACCATGAATTGCCTTCAAGTCTTGTGCGAGTTCCATTGTATACTCAGCTTTTAATGCACGACTAACAGCAGTCACAGTTGACTTCTCGATTGAGAATGCCATCTGAGCAAAACCGTTGTCTGAACTATCGCCTAATGCTTCTGCCTGAGCAGTAGTCATACCAGTTGCACTTGTGTAAGTTCCAACAGGACTGTCGTTAAGGACAGAAGGGTTAGTTTCACCTGATCCAACATCACCACCACCGATATCACCAGCAGAGTTTTGGTTAGATGCACCAGTTTGGCCAGGCAATGCCTCGTCAACAAGTGCTTCTGCACCATCTTGTGAAAGGAAAGATGAGCGCATTGCAAAGATAAGACCAGTAGGCCCTGTCATTGGTTGCACACCACATACGTCATACGCAATGAGGTTAGGCATTGCACGGCGTACTAGGGATATTAAGATTGGATCCCATGTATCGAATTGTCCACCACCTGTACTATTGACTGGTGCTGTCTCTCCAAGAAAACCTCGGTCTTCTCGTAGTGCTTTTTCTTGGTTCTCTAAGATGAGAGTAGTAACTGCCCGCTTATAGGGATCGCTGATCTTAGGAAGATCGGGATGCTCTAGGACTGGCTGCCACTTTTCTTGTAGATGTTCTGTCTGAAACATTTGTTTCTCCTTTTAATTTAAATACATCTGTTTTTTATTATAATTTACGCACTTGCCTTTTGATTACGACTGATTGCCGACAAATAAGCACTCATCGCTTCTGTCGTATCCATGTCCTTAGCAGTGCTACCATCTTCATCATTAAATGTCTGTTCGACTACAGTATTCTTAGGAAAGTAACTTTCCTTCAAAGTATTCAGTTTTTCTCGGAATGATTCCTCATTTCCAAAATCAACGTCCTCTGTGAGCCCTCTGAACTTCTCAATTTCTGTGTCGGCCAAATCTTCGGAAACCTCAGATATAACCTGTTCACGAACTAGTTTAGAGTTTGAATTAACCAACTCAACCGATTTCTCAATTGATTCGTTTAATTTGTCTTCTAATTCGGAAATTCTTTCAGACTGTGCTTCGAGAACATTATATTTCTCGTTAGGCACATCAATATAGTGATCTTCAAACAACTGTTTCAGTCCAGAAATAAAGTCTTCTGCAATTTCGCCTTTTAGTCCATGTTCAATTGCTAACTCATTCTCTTTAGTCCATTCTTCTACAACGTAGTTGAGATATGTATCTACTTTTTCAGTAAGTTCTTCTTTGAATGTCTCCACTTCAGTTTCTCTCTCAGAGCTAACTTCTTCGTGTATACGTTCAATTTCAGATCGTACTTTTGATTTAACAGCAGCTTCAAAAATTGTTGCTGCCTTAACTTTAAAATCTTCAGAAAGACTGTCATCGGCATTCATTAAAGCTTGTACGTCTTCTTTGACGTTGATATCTTTAATTCGTGCTTCAACTGCTTCTGCCTTCTGAGTTTCTTCCTCAGTAGGTTCTGCTTTTTCATAAGTCATAGCACTTTTCATATTTTCATATGCGGCCATAAGTTTTTCTTTATTCATTTTTTCCATACCAGACATCATGTCTTTCATGGCAGTCATGTATTCCATTTTAGTTTTAGGCATTTCCATTTCCACTAAACTCTCTTCGCCTTCTAGTTCATGACTAGCTGCAAGTTTTTGTGGTTTATCTGATTTGCCCGCACCCTTCTGTTGTGCATCGCTCTTAACTGGTTTTGCTTTCTTGCCAGCAATATCTGTTGGGGAAGATGTAGCAGTTGGGTCAACCACTGCTGCCCCTCCGTCTACTACTTCTCCGCCTGGCGTTGCAACGGCAATCTTCTCAGCTTTTGCGGCAGGAGCAGCACCATCAGTAGGCTGTTTAGATGCCTCTTCTAGTTCTGCAAGCACATCCGCTTCCAGCTCTTCAATTGTTTTATCTATTTCCGACATTTTGGTGTCTCCTTAATGCTGTTAACATATATTTATAAGTTATAATCTTTTGAGGAAGTTTGCAAATTCTAAAGCTTCTTGAGCATGATTTCTTTTTGCTTCTACCACATCAAATTCTTGTTTCATATCCTCTAACTCTGCTTCAAAAAGATGACCATGTTTCCAAACCCACTCTTTGCCTTCCATAATACCCTCAACAAATGCGTTGGGAGCAGAAGGATCAGCAACAATATCTGCTGCTGTTGCAAGATAAAAATCGTCACGAACATAGTTCGCACCATTCTTTTGATTCAAACTACCCATTCCTCTTGAAGAAACACCTAGTTTTGCACCTTCATCCATAAGACTCTTTACAATCTCACCCATAGGGGTTGACATTATTTTTGCCTCACCGATAAAATTCTTTCCATCAGGTTCTAAAGAAGTAATCATATGAGATACACGTTCCAGATTGACCGTTGGGCCATCAGGATGTCCTAGTTCTCCATATGCACGATTCTCTTTAATAAAATTCTTGTTGTATTTTATAACTTCGTTCTGAAGTACTTCCATAGGATATACTCGACCATTACGATTTTTAATATCAGCCTGCATAAAGATACCACGAATTTTGTAGGTCTTACCACCGTCTTCTTTTGCTTCGGTAATATATTCTACATCGTGGTCTACTGCTTCTGAAAATAATCTAACTGTGTTCATATTCCTATCCTTTATGCTGGTATGATGATGCCATCAAAACCTGATACTTTTTTCATTTTCAACCAAACTGTCCCGATACAAGCTGCATCATTTTCAAAGAAAATGTCTCCTGTAACCCCAGAACCAGCATTGTTTGCTAAACTAGGTAGTGATTGACTTCCAGCATTATAACTGCCGTTTGCGTTTAATGACATACATGTAACATTTGATGTAGCATCCCACTCAATTTCTAGTATGGAACTAACTGTCCAACTAATAGCAACAATAGAAACTCTGGGGTCAGTTGCGGCTCCAGCAAGTTCTGAAACGTCAACAACTTTGGTAGCCGTTCCGTTTGTACCAGTAATTGTGGTCTTGGTAATTAATTCAAAATCTGAATCTACTAGTGTTTGTGTTGCGAATGCCATTAGTTACTCCTATATCGATAACATTTCTTTTTCAAAATAGTCTATAAGTTCTTTTTCCCGAACTTTAAACTTTTTCGATGCGTTTTTAATAGTTTTATCAAAAGTATTTAGGAAATCCGAAGGTTTAGAGTCCATAACTCCAAAAATTTGATCAACTGCGTTCTTCATCTTCGGAGAAAGCTTTTGATATGTCTTAGATTTCTTGTGTTCATCTTTTTCAAGAACAGCTGAATACATACTTTCAAACTTTTTAGTCATTACCAACTTCTTCTTCTTCCGCCTCAGCTTCAATTGCTTGTTGAACAAATGTCTTTGCAACCTCTGACCGTTTAATCTCTAGGGCATCTCCAATTTTTGCTGACATTGCGCTCTTAAAAACTGTTTCTGCTTCTAGGTTGTTTCCTGTCGCTAATGCGTCTACAAATTCCTTACTCATTATTTATCTCCTTCTTCTGGTTCTTCATAATCTGGCAT